TAGGCAGCGTCTGCAACTCAGGCCAGCATGTCTTCTTGTAGCTGCAGAAGGTGCAAGCATCAGGCAGCACCATGTTGCCAGTAGGCTTGCCGTAGAAGGTTTCAGGCTCTGCGTCATACTCTCGCCTAAAGGCTTCGTCGTTGTTGATGTAGCGAACAGTGTAGGCGATGTCTTCAAGAATGGCATCAACGTCTACCTCTTCTGCTGCCACATACTTGAATGCACCATCGCTCTTGTTGATGACCCACCACCCGCCTACAGCTACACCTTTGGCTGCAGCGTAGCCTACAAGTTGAGACACATAGCCGAATGTATCAGCGTCAGCCAGAGTGTTGAAGCTCTCGAACTTGTTCTTGTATGACCACGGAGATGCAGACTTGATATCATCAATCCTGCCATCAAGATAGAGGTCGTATGCACCTCTGACTTCTGTGCCTTCGATCTTCAGCACAACAGTTTCAGTGTCACCGAATGCAACATTGGCTGCCCTCAGTAGCCCCTTGAACACAGCTTCAGTGATGTCACCGATGATCATCTGCATCAGGAAGAAGGGCTGCATGGGTTCTGCAGCTTCTGGCTTGTTCTTGTCAAACCAAAGCTGACACCTTGCTCTGCCAATGTTAGACATACGCAGAGTAAAGTTTTTGCCCCTCTCTTTGGATGTAAGTTGACGCTCTAGTGCAGCCTTCACATCCGCAGCAACGTGGTCGAGGATGTCATCGCTGACTTCTCCCCGACCCGCCGCCACGTCCTGCAGAAGCATGTGGAGTGCTACTTCAGCAGGATGTTGCATTATGCTGCCTCTTCTTCGAGAGTGTCTCCAGTAATGTCAATGAAGTTTTCGATGAAGGCTTTGTCATCATCTGACATGTCTTTGCTGTGGGAACGGCTCCACATATTGAGGATGCCTTTGTTCTTCTCCTCAACGTATTCCACAAAGTCACGCATGAGTTGCTGATCGCCTTCATGCAGTTGCACAGCCTCAAGCGGCTTCATAACTACAAAATAGTTATTTTCGCCATTTGGCAGCAACTCAGAGTTAGCAGAGAACTCAGCCAGATACTGAATAGGCAGGCGGTTATTCTTCATAATAACCTTGATGCCATCTTCGATAGCCTTGACGCTGTAGCGGTTCTTCACATTCATCAGGAAGGGTAGCCACTCGTCATCCATCTCTACAGGAGTGCCATTGGCATCAGTAGGATTGTTCAGCTTCACTAGACCAAATACTGCCATGACACGCTTCGTGTTCTTCACGATGTCTTGCAGCTTTCCTGTCAGCGACTTGTAGTCCTTGATGTAGCCACCCGGCCTACCACAGTTGAAGCCGCCATAGTTGTCCTTCAGATCACCATTGTTGAGGCTGGTAGCCATAGTGGTCACGAACATGCGGCCCTGCTTGTCATCTACTGCAACAGGAAACTTCTCATACCGCTGCCAGAAGAAACGCTGCATGAAGATACGAACAGTGATGGTGTCACTGAAGTATTGCTTGCCGTCTGCAGTCTCATATTTGTAGTAGCCACCGGGGATAGTCTCGACCGTCATCTTGCGGCCTTTGACTTCCATCTCACCTTTGAGCGCCTTATAGAGTTGAGACAGTTGCGGCAGCGTAGTGTAAGAGGAGTTGGAGATATCCCCAAAACCCATAGCTGCAGCAAGGTCCATCCCCATGTCGCCAAAGGCGTCGTTAAGTGTAGCAATCTCTGTGCTCATGTTTTACCCCTTTCGAGTCAAAGAGCATACGTTATACCACATTATCGTGGCAGTGTCAAGGTACATCTTTAGTCTCTAGCCAGTTAGGCCCGATCTTAGCTTCCAGCTTCATTGGCACGTTGATAGTCACGCCATAGGCTTTCTCTACCAGTTGCACAAGGTCTTTGTCAACTGCTTTGATGATGCCTATGACAGCATCTTCTTCATCAGGATGCACATCAATCACAATGCTGTCATGCACTGTGTTGACGATGCAGCTACGATAGTCAAACAGCCTACGCTCAATCTCCATCAAAATGACAGGCACAACATCTGCTGTAGCAAAGCCCTGCACTGGATAGTTCTTGATGCGAGTGAAGTCTGTGACACTACCATTCTTGCGTCTCACTACATCAGGGAAAGCATATTGCCTGCCACTTGGTGTCGTGATCTTGTAGAAGCGTAGGGCTTCATTGCCTAAGTTGGTATGCCACTTGGCGATGCCTTCATACTTCTCGATGAAGTGATGATAGTATGCCGCCTCTGCTGCAGTCCTGCCGTGACCTGTGGCACCATAGAGAGGTGCAAAGGTGTGAGCCTTAGCCTGCTGCCTTGTGGTAGGCTGCCCTGCCTCAGTGATAATCTTGGCAGTGTAGCTGTGAACGTCGAAGCCTGTGGCAACCTCTTGCATAGCTATAGCGTCTTGTGCCAAGAAGGCAGCAATACGAAACTCTAGCTGAGCAAAGTCTGCTTCCATGATCTTGCCCCCTATCCATCGAGAGATGAAAGCCTTCTTGATGGGGAAGGTTCCGCCTCGTGGCATGTTCTGCATGTTAGGATTACGACCAGAGAAGCGGCCTGTAGCTGTGATGCTTTGTGTCAGCGACACATGCAGCATCTGAGTGTCAGGCTTCATGTAGTTCTCAATGCCGCCCACAAAGGTGCTGAGGTAGTTCGTCACAGCACTCATGCGTAGCAGATCAGTGAGGAAGGCTTCAGCCTGCTTCATGTCGAGATGCTTGGCAATGTTAATCATGGCAGTCAAGTTTTCTTTACTTGTGCCAAAGCCGTTGGCTGTAACCCACTTCTTGTCAGGTGGCATGAACTTCAAGCCTGCAACTGTCTGCGTCTCACGAAGCAGATAGCCTTGTGCTGCACATTCATTGCACTTAGAAGGCTTAGCAAAAGGCTTGCCGTCCTTCTTGATCTTCTGAATGAACCTCTTGCCGTGACATGCAGGACAGATCAGGGCTTCTGTCTTGAAGGCAACACGACTGTTTTTCAGCACAGCCTGCTTGAACTCCTTGTCGTTACCTACATGATCAAAGATATCAACCCATTCCTTCTTGTTAAGAGGAGCGCGGCTGTAGATCACAGTAGATAGCTGCTCTGGTGAATTAAGGTTGATCTGAGTGTCGCCCATGAGTTCACGAATGTGCTTGTACAAACGCTCCTCAATCTCGGCCAACTCCTGCTCATACTCCTGCTTAACCTTAGCAAGAACATCAACATCAATCTTCACACCATTGCAATACATGCGTGTCAGCGTCTGGCAGACATCCATAGTGACATCCAGCACACGAGACAGAGATGCAGACTCAGGCTTGGCGAAGTCTCGCATCTGATCTTTGTACAGCAGTCGTGTCACATTGAGGTCGTGCTCAAGATACTCCGTGAGTTCAGCAAGGGGGATGTCACGTGTAGTGTAACCCTTCTTGAAATACTCTTTCAGCGTATCCTGCTTCTGCACTGATAGCTGCCTGCGCTGGGCACAAGCGTCAAGGCTCAGCGGCTGCGTGATGCCACGATTGATGATGTATTCACCAAGCATGGTGTCATAGATAGGCCCATCATAGATGAAGCCTGACTCCTTGATCCACATCAGATCATGCTGAGCATTGTGCATGATGAGTAGCGTAGTCTTCGACAGCCGCTCTTGTATCAGCATACGAGCAGACGAAGGCTCAGCCTCAAGCGGAACCTCAGCATGATCGAATACAGCACAGATCATGTCGTCTGTGTCAACACTACGCATACCAATCGTGGTAAGCGTGTTGCCGCTCTCGAAAGGATCAAGGTGCAACTTGTCGTTGCGTGTCGTTGTCGTGTTCTCCACGTCCAGTACGTAGTGCATAGTTCATGCCCTCTTTCCAGATAGCCTTGATCATAAGGTAGTCATATTCTGCGTCAAGACCATACTGCCTCAGCAGGAAGAAGGTGTGATATTCTTGCAACCACTTGTCAAACTCATCAGGCACGATAGACACTCCTCTTGCCATCAAGTTCACAATGAATGACGCCATGCCAGCCACTCAGCTTGTTCTTGGCAATGGTGATATGCCGCTGATTGTCTTCTTCCTCTTGTCCTTCAACAATAGGATTACGACTGATGAGCAGCATCAGGTCAGCCTCAGCAGCCTTGCCAGTCTTGCTGCCTTCCATCATGGACATGTCTACCACAACCTTGTTCTGCGCCTCTGCGCTAAGCTGAGACATCCAGAAGATAGCGCAGCCATACTGCTTAGCGATGTTGCGAGCATGAATGGCTGCATCCTTCAAGTAGACATCAGACTTGTCACTGTTGCGGATGGCAAACTTGTCACCCATATCCATCACAAGAATGTCAGGCTCGTAGGCTTTCACAAGCATCTCGACATAGTTCATGTCCTTGCCTGTGCAATCTTTCAGCATGATGTTGTCTGCGACTTTCTCGTAGCGTGACGCAGCCAATGCAGGGTTCTCTTTGACCTCTTCCATTGACATGTTAGCTGCAGCACACAGATACCTTGCACCAACACGATGTGCAGGCTCCTCATTGGCAAGCACGATGCACTTGGCTCCTTGTGATGCGAAGCCACCTTCTGCAGCAATGATTGAAGCATGTGCTGATGTCTTGCCCGTGTTAGGACGAGCAGCAATGAAGATCAACTGCCCATCGCTTACGCCTTCAATGCGCCTATGTAGAGACGGGATGTTGAACTTCCATTTAGCCTCAAGCCCATTCATCTCAAGAAGGTGCTTGATGCTCATGTCTTCCCACTCAACCTTGAAGTTGGGAACGAAGTCGTCAGCATAGTGGTCAAGCAGTCTACGCAAAGGCTCCATAGTAGAGGCGTTGCCATTGATGTAGTCGAAGCCCAGTGATGCAATCTCTTCGCCCACTACACCACGAAACAGCGTAGACATGACCTCATGTGCGATTTCTTTGTCTAGCGGCTCTTCTTGACTCAGCTTACGAAACAGCCCCTCATACACTAGCTTGTTGGCTGTAGTAAGCGTAGGATTACGAGCGAAGAATAGTGCCTCCAATTCAGAAGGACTGATGTCTCGCTCATACTGTTGCATGGCGTAGTCTAGCACTTGCTTGATCT